TTCCCCGGCCAATTCCCGGACGCCCGTAAACTTCCCCTCTTCGTTCAGGTAGGTTTCTTTCTCGTTTAGGGAAACAATCCTTCTAAAAGTTCTCATCCAATTATTTCGAGGGAAAGCCCGGGGCCATCGCTGACCCCGGGGCTGGGGTTAGGGAGTGAGGGATGCTACAGGGAATCACTTCACCGGCGGCTTTTTCTCGACAAGGGCCATCCCCTTGAACTTCTTCTCCATGTACTCGTCAACCGGAGGAGGAGGTGCCGGCGCCGGTGCTTTCTCTTTTTTTTCTTTTTCTTCGGGCATTGTGGTCCTCCTTTAAATGTCCAGCATGATCAGGGCGTCGTCCTGGGTATTGTCGCCCTTGTAGATGATGTACCCGGCCCTCTGGAGCCCGAGAACGGGGATCTTCACCGTCCCGTTATTGTGGAAGCAGAGGTCGCGGACGCCCGTGGCGGTGATCCCGACGTTGGGGGTCACCCAGCAGGGGCCCTTCGTCTGACCCCAGAAGAAATACTGGGTGGTCACCGCAATCGGGGGGACGCAAACGAAGGACGACCACCCCGTCCCGCTGTTGCTGTTCCCGCAGCAGATGTAGGGGGAGGGATAGACATCGATGTGGGACGCGGCGACGATTGCCGTGGGAAGCGGTTCATCGAAGTAGAGAACCATGTCTATGCTGGTTCCCGTGTCCACATCCGTCGTGCAGGCATCACTCCCGGTGATCCGCACGGTGGCAATCAGGGAGGTGTCGAAAAAGATGTTGGCGTAACCTCCCTGGTAAAAGTTCTTGATCGTGGCCGAATAGGGGGAGGTGTCCTGGGAATAGTCATCGGCCTCAACGGTGAGACTCTTCCGCCCAGCCACGCCAACGGCGCGGTTGTTGGTCTCCACGCCTTTCAGGCTGTAGAGGGAGGTGGCGATCCAGGGGTAGTCCACCAAGCAGGGGGAGCCCCGGTGCGGAAGGGTGATCGCCTCGGCGGCGCGGCAGTATTTCCACTGTCTGCCATGAAGGTTAAGCGTGGTCCCGATGGGGTACATCTGCTCGGCGGTCTGGTCGTAAATCCCATACCCATCCTTCGGTTTCCCGACCAATTCGCCATTCTGGTTGATGTCCGTCATAAAAGGCAACATCCGATTTCTCCTTTCTGGGGTTCCCCCGGACCTCTCAGCCCGGGGGGTTAGGGGTTATAGAAGGAGGAGGCTACTACTGCGAGGCCACTTCCACTACCATCTCTTCTTCGATACGCGTGGCGCCCATGTCCATCGAGCAGTAAGCCTGCCACGCATAGTTTTTGTCGTTGCGCTCACTCAGGCGCACGGTGACGTCCTCCACGGTCCCGAACCCGATGGCGCCTTTGCAGAAGGCGTAACAGTACCATGTCGTGGTCGTGGAAGAGTTCTCCAGGTACACCAATTCGGTGCGGATGAACTTGAACCCGAGGAAGGAATCGATCTGACCGCTGGCGAGGGCGCGAACCGTATTATAATCCTGGTTCGTCACTTCTGTGGTGCCCAACAAATCGATGATGGATTCGGAGGGGCAAACGAAATACCTTTCCTCCGGCGCCTCTGCTTCGTCCAGAAGTTGCTTGGCGTTCAGGAGTTTCGCAATGGTCATCCCGACGGACCCGTGGGCGACCTTCTGGGCGGAGGGCAGGGCGACGGCAGTCGCTCCGGCCTTCCCGGAGTAGGCGGACCCCCCGAGGGCGGCCAGGATGATCCGGTCTTTCCGGCGGTTCATCGCCATCCGGGCGGATTCCTGGTAGGGGCCTTTCGGATCTACCAGCATCCTTGCGGCGTCCTGCCGATCCAAGAGCGTGGCCCAAACATAAGGCTGCGCCTGGGACTGCCGGCGGGAATGGTCGGGTTCGATGTTGGGGGTGTCGGCGTGTCGGGCGGTCAGGGCCTGGGCTTCAACAGCCGCAAGGCGCTCCCAATAGAGGTACTCCCCCTCCTGCTTGACCGGGGGAATCGTAGTACCTTCCAGGCGGGAATCCTTCTGCTGGAGAAGGAGCCGCATGGTGTTCTGGTACTGGTTAACGAAAATCTCAGTTATACTTTCTGCTGGCATGGCGGTTTCTCCTTGGTTTGTAAGGTTTTACCCTTAACGAGAAACTGCCCTGCACAGGATTTCTCTCGCCCGTATGTGGGCTCCACAGTGGGTCTTTCCCCACCGCCGGCGGACCTTGCGGCTTCCCGCCGATTACATCTGCAAGACTCCCAGGTCTATCTTGGTTCGCATGGCCCGGAGAAACTTCATCCATTCCCCCTCCGGCATCCAGCCCGAAAGGATGTACGTCTCCTTCTCCTCTTCGAGGATTTTGTCGAGGGCCTTGCTTTTCTTCACCTTCTTGCTTCCCTCCGTATACTTTATTTCAAAGGCGACTTCGTACCCAACGAAAGACATCCCATCATTATTCTTTATGGAGCCTCTCTTGGCGGAAACCAGCCGGACGAACCGCTCCTGCGGGATGGATTCGAAGAGGATAAGCCCGTCCACCTTCGGCATCTCCGGTTCCGGCCTTGGTTCGACCACCCTTTTCGGGATTCTCTTCCCGGCCTCCATCATGTCCCATTCCGCCTTGCTCATAGCTTCAGCCATCAGGGGCATTTAGGACCTCCCCCGGGTGAGCCGGATCAGGTCCTGCTGGAGCCTGCTGTACTCTTCCACCGCCGCCTTGTGGCCCGGGTGGGAGATATCGTTCAGGGGGTGCTTCTTGTCGGTTATCATTATATTTATCTTGTTCTGAATTTCGTCCTTGGTCACCACCCCGGGGATCTCCCCGGCAACCATCGCATCCTCGAGGAGCGGGTCCCCGATCTCGGCCAGGGCCTTCAGGATTCTGGCACCGGTCTTCGGGGGAAGGTTGGAAATCAGTTCGTCCCCGTCCTCCCCGAGGTACTTGGAGGCCGCCCTCCGGGCCGCTTCCATCTTGCGGACGTACAGGCCCCCGAATTCCGATTTGAGCGCCTTTTTGGTGTTCTCGAACTCCATCTGCTCCTGCCGCTCGGTCTCCGCCTGGAAGTTGAGATACCAATCGACCATCGCCTGGGCCTGGGAAGGCGGCAGCCCGGACTTGTGGGCCGCCTCCTTGAATGAGTTTATTAACGGCTCATTCGGCGTAAACCCCTCTTCCTTTGGCAGTTTGATTTCGTACTTGTCCGGCGCCTGGGGGGGAGCCTCCAGAATCCCCTCGGCGCGGAGCTTCGTTAGAATATCGTTCTGGGCCTTCTTCTTCTCTTCCGGGGAGGCGTCCTTCTTCGGCAGGCGGATGCTTCCCCCGATCATCTTCTGGGCCTCGACGTAAGACTTCGCCAACCCGTGGAAGTCCTTGATCGGTTCGAATGACTTGTCCTTGCCCAAATCCCCGAGGGAGGACTTGAACACGCTCCAATCGAGACCTCCCGGCGCGGAACTCCCGCCCGTGGGTGCAGATCCCTGCGGATTCCCCGCCCCTCCGGCGATTCCTTCTTCTGGCATTTTACCTCCCCTTTAACCTTTGGGTTGCCAATGTTAAAAATCTAAGAATTGTTCCCGAACCTGGACGGGAAGCGAACACATCCGAAAAATATTCGTTCCCAATTTCTAACAATAGAAGCCAGGATAACGTCCCATCGGGATCTTCCCTCCTGATTTGCTTAAGACTAAAGACATCTCGGGAGATTTCTTCCCGAGTATTCTGGCGCACAAGGATTCTCCCGACTTCTGGCATTTGTCCTCCTTTAGACGTTGGTCGCTATGTTCGTCCCGGCCACATCATCGTACTCGTATGTCCCGTTGGCAAGGCTGGACTTCCGGTAAATGGGAAGCCCCTGGCAAGTGCCGACCAGGAGCGTGGTGGTCACCCCCGAGATGCTTGCCGCGTCGTAATCGATGTAGCCCCTCGGCATATGGGCCACCGTGGGCTTTACCGCCCGGATTAAATCAATCAGCGTCACATGATCGGATCTGGTCATTTTTCCTCCTAACTCGGGTTTGTCCCGGGAACCACGATCTCCGGCACGACCACCTGTTGGGCTCGGTAAGTGGTAACGAACTCCCTCGCCGCTTCGAGGACCCCCCAGCATAGAATCTTGTCGTTAAGAGGTCCCTTCATCGTGAGCCTGCCGTCAGAATAAATGCGGATGTTCAACTCCACGGCCACCTGCAAACTTGCAATCTTCTGCTCCCCCATCAATCCTCCTCAACCTCTATTTGTTCTCCCGCCAGATTCGCCATCCGTTCGATGTTCCCGACCAAGTCCCGGCAGCAGGTCCGCCGGATGGTCTCGAACAGGTCACCGCGGACGTATGACTCCCGCATTACGAATTCCGACTTCAGGTCTTCGAGAACCCGTCTTCCTTCGACGGTGGAGAAGGTGACGATATAATCCTTAAGCCTCGCCGCCTGCTCCCTGTTGACCACTATTGGCTTGCCCACCGGACGCCTCCGAGAGCGCCTTGATTGCCGGCGCCGCCTTCCCGGCCCCGAGGGCCATGCGTTCCATGTCCTGCTTCTGCTGTTCCGCCGCCTGGGCCTGGGCCCGATCCGCCCGGATCTTGGCAACCTCTTCCATCGACCTTAGAATCTTGGCGGCCCCCACGATCTCCGCCGTCGTCCTGATCGCCATGTCCCCGTCAAGGTTGTCCAAGACCTCCGGCTGCACTGTACTCATGTCAATCGCCACGGCATATGTCTGCTTGTTGGCTCCCAACTCGCTCATCCGCTGGGCCTTCGCCAGGGGACCCTCATACTCGATATCGATCTCCCTGATCCCCATCTTGGCGAGGATCGGGGGAGGCGGAGGAAGGACCTGGAACGACTTCGAATTGGCGCGGAACATACAGCCGAACACCCTTTCGATCAGGGGGTTCATCAATTCCGATTCATCCCGGCCGATCGTAGGCCCCAGGAGGCGCTGCATCAACTCATACCTTACCTGGACCTCGGTGGCGGTCATTTCGGGGCCTTCCTGGAGCTTCAGTTGATCGGAGTAGAATATCTGGCGGATGCTCTGCCGGAGTTCGTCCTCCTTGATCTGGGA